TTAACTGTCACGGCTGATGTATTTGTATAAGGAGCTGCACTACCAGTATTAGAACCATCATTAGCACTACTCATTCCCACCGAAGCCATATTTGCTCCTTGTCTCATTGCATAATTCTCACTCCAGTCACTCGTAAGAGCTTGTGCTGCAACATAACTAGCAGAACCTAAATTATGAGAAGTTCCTGCAGAAGTACCATTAGATGAAAATATATGATGATAATGGGGATATACTGTATGACTATGTGATACAGTTGAGTGAGAGTGTGCATTAGTACTATGAGAGTGATTACCTCCAGAAGATATAGATGTTGATACGCTGTGATTATGAGCTGGCAAATTTGCAGTAGACAAAGCCACTTCCGTTGCTCCTCCAGTACCACCAGAAGCCTCGCTTCCAGATGTCCCATATAAAAATCTACCTTCTAATTTTTTCCATGTTGTTCCAGGCCAAGTTGTGGCAGGATTTGCAGAACTTTTAGTAATAAATATATCACCGACGCCATAAGGACAAAGAGAGTCATTATAAGCCCAAACCGCAGTACCTTCTGAATCCCATTTTAAGAATTGTCCAGCTTGTCCGCCCAAAGGTATATGTTTGTTCCCCGGCGTTGTTGGGTGGATATATTTATTCGCACCTACTTCAATACCTTTCAACTTATTACGTTCTGTATCCGTTATAAAACGGTGTGTTTCATCTTCCATTATCATTTCCGCAGGGTGGTTGTCCGGGTGGATATATTTATTTGCACCTGTTTCAATACCTTTCAACTTTTCCCGTTCATCATCTTTCATAAAGCGTTTGTCGATATCTTCCGTAATCATTGATGCGGGATGGTTGTCCGGATGGACATATTTATTGGCACCTGTTTCAATACCTTTCAACTTATTACGTTCTGCATCTGTCATAAAACGATGTTCGCTATTTTGAATTACATCAACAAAGCGGTTGGTATTGTCAACTGTTAGCACCAAACAAGAACCTTCTGGTTTTATTGTTGATGTTGCTGCAATATAATTATATGCAATAGGCTTTACTTTCCCATCAACATAGGGACGTTCTATAGTCGTATGAGACAATGTAATATAAAGAGGTAATACCGTTTCTGATATTTCTTCAATGGGAACAACTTTAAATGTTGGATTTCCGTCTGCATCACTACCCGATAGGGCAACAAGGCCTGCCGACACATTATAAGTGTTATTCTTATTGTCTGTTATATTACATCCTTCTATAACACATGGGCCGTACTCTTTAAAGAAGGTGTCTAACGCCTTTAATGGCTCTGATTGCAGCTCAAGAAAGTCCTCTGCCGCCCATTGGCGAACTCCCGGCTGCTGTATATGTCTTTTCATTGTTGTATAATTTTGTATGTAGTTAGTACTTGTTTATATTTCTCAATTTCTGCTTCAATCTGTATTTTATCAACCGATTTAGGGATATAGACAATAAAGTCCGCATCATCGAACTTGTCACGTATTTCGTTTTCAAGAGGGATTGCTTTTAATCGGTTCTCTTCTTCGAGTCCTACATCCGGCCACATCGTATTTCCTTCACTAATTAAGCCGACCAGCAACAACCCATTGTTAAATGTCACAATTTTGATGCTGATAGGTTCGTTATATTTTTTACGCAAATACCCTTCAAAAACCTTCACCTGTGAGTTGACATTTATCATCATCCGTGAATTATCACGCCAAATATCAAAACCGTCAAACAAACTTTGCAATGGTGAAAGGAACCCTGTAAGCAGCTTCATTCTTACAGGCTGACGTTTGTGTGGTGGCAATAATTGCCTAAGCAAAATCAAACAATTCATTTTTAAATTCATGGCTCAAGCTCTTTAATAGTTTTCAGGGTAACAATACTATCTGTGTCGTATTCAAAATATCCGGATTCTAATTCAGAATAAATGCCAATCGTGACAAAGCCTTCATCTGTGGCCCCTTTACGTTCTAACGATATGAGGTTACAGGTAATAACCCCTTGTGCATCCATCACAGCATCAATAAAGCGCTGTTTGTATATCATTGAATCAAAACCTATACCCGCTTTAAATATATCTAATGCTTTAAGGATATTTTCATGTACTAATGTATTAGGAATAGATGTCTCAAAATAAACTTCAATATTATAGCGAATCTTATCTTCCGATGTAGATACAACACTCGTATCAACCCCAGCAAATTTTACAGCATCAACATATGATGTGAAATTATATTTTTCTTCAAGGGAAAGAGGTATGATTTTCCCTTCATTATTTTGTTTTGCAGCTTTAATAACTAATTTGTTTTTATCTTCTTTGATGGCCACCACTTTTACTATACGAGAATCGGGGTCATCTATCGAGTAATAAAGCTTTGCGTTACTTTCATCAAAAAGCAGTTCATGCCCGTTTTGGAACCTGTAGCACATTTCGGCATACCATCGGGCGGTTCCGGGGGTAATTTTGTTTGTAATAACATCTATTTCTGATTTGAAACTGTCAAGAATAATTTCAAACGTATGTATTGCAACTGCAAATATATAGGTCCACAGCCGCCACTCAGCTACTTTTGAACTTGACAAAGTAAGCCCTGATTTTTCCTGAAAGGATGCAATAATACCGTTTTGAATTTCATTAATTGTCCGTGCCATAATCAAAAGTTGTTATTTCCTTATTCATAATATCACGTAGGATATTCTTTTTTACTAAGCAGCTATCAGTATCTATAAGCAAAGTATAACCTCGTTTTAATGCAATATCAAAATAAAACGCTTTGTCATTAATCGGGTCTATACCTAAATCCCTTTTTGCTTGTTCATCATTCAATAATTCGCTATTATCAAAAAGAATTTCACCAACAGCCTCACATGTTCCATATTGCTCTATAGCAATATCATATATGGTTTGATTTTCCTTAACCGTTATTTTCTTCATACTGTGCAATTGTGTTATCAATACTCACCTTTGTAACTTTCATGCCATCACGGGTAAATTCTTTCCGTATTGCCCGGAACATGTCCTCAGGCTCGTTATCATTAATGTATTCCATCACATCTACACCCACCTCGGGACTTTCTTTATAATGCCCTTTACCGGAAAGCAGGATATCACGCTGATGTTGTGATGTACTTTCTGTGTAAAGGATATCACCAGAGGAAATATCTATATCCCCGGAAATTGTATGTTGTATATCCATCATGATATTGTACATTGAAATGTCCCGGCTACCGGACCGCCCATGGCAGGGGCAACAAGCCCGGATGTATAATTTATTTGTGCGCTTTTTATAGCCTCAATCACCGTATCCGCTATTTTATCAGCGACTTTGTCTATAGCTTCTTCCCGGCCTTCTTCCTGATTCATCACCTCTGAAAATGCCGATTTGATTCCACTTTTAATTGTTGATTTTACCAGTGTCATATGTTAACCCTCCAAATAATTATTCAAATCCTGTTGTACTTTTTGAAAGTCTGCAATGTTGATAGGCGGGCCGGAAGGACCAACCCCCGTTGTAACCGTCAACTTCATTAGCGCGGCCAGTAAATCATCAAGGGTCTTTTTTAAACCGGAAGAATCCCTTTTTAAAACCAATCCGGCTTTACCCGCTTTTAAAGTTGTCTTATCTGCATTTATTGTGATTCCATCAGCATCAACCACAACAGACATTTTTTCTCCTTTTAGTAATTCTATTTTGTCCTTATTACAAGTAAGGGACATATCTTTACTTGTGAATATCAGTTTATCAAATTCTGAAAATTGGCAAACAAATAGTTCATTGCTGTTACCAATCCGACAAACAAGGACGGTACTTCCGATAGCAGGAATAAGGGATATACCTTTCAAATCCGGATTGACGAGTGAACGCAGGCGCACATCAAAATAATTGACCGCTCCATCGCGACAAACTTCACATGTAAACTCTGTTTCATCAACACTGTTGACTATAGCGGGAAATACAAAATCATTTCCTGAATAAGCATATATTTTATGCCTGATATCTTCTATATCCCTGCTCATACCTTGATTCCTATTTCTATGTTTCTACGTGCACCGGATGTCCCAAAGGTTACATCCGTACTTTCTATATAATAATTCCCTGAACGTTCCTGATAAATCGGGTCATCCAGTTTGGCAACCATACCCGGAAGGGCATAGGGGAAAAGGAATGTTTCAATTTTTCCTTTATACCCGTCGTATGAATAACGTTTAAGTTCTTCTTCTGCCAACGCCTTTAACTCCCCTGCATTTTTCACATCATAGAAGTAAAGGGTTTTTGTTTCACCGCCTTCTTCCCCGATTTCGCCTTCAATTTTTGTCCCGTCACGATAATAGCAGACCGCTTTCACTTTCAGCCTTACATCTTCTGCAAGTTGGTATTTTAAATCATCGTCTTTGATGATGTTGTAACGTAAGCGGTATTTCACTGTTTCACCTTGCACGTCAAAAGCCTTTCCAATATACAGGTTCCCATTAATATCAAAAAAGGCTGTAAGGCCGTATTCCTTTTTTAGAAAACCAAGGACCCAACTCCCCGGCTTATTATTTATTACAAAATTTTTCAGGGTCAAATCTATGCAGTAGGCAATTTTTACACCCGGTAGAATAGCATTTAAACACTGTTTTAATGTTGTTTCTTTCTTTGAAAAGATGCAGTTTACAAACCGGGTTTGGTAATATTCATCTTCACATTCAATTTGAAGAGGCACGGTATAGTTCAAACGTTTTACATATCCTCTGAACTCAATATTGAACTGATTGTCATATCCAAGTTTGATTTCGACTTTATCCCCAACCTTTATGGTTTTCGCTGTTTCTATATGAGTAGATGCTTCTCCTGCATGTTTCAGTACTGCCGTAACAGGAATTTTGATTAATGCTGTTGCAGCAAGATTATAAATGCTTCTTTTTATCTGCACATTATGTACCGATTTAAAAGAAACACTGCCTATTTTTATATTACTACACAAAACGAACATATTTATTACTCTAATATCAATTCAAAATTCCTGTCTGTAACCAAATTCATTTTCAAAACCTGAAACTCTTCAGTCCCTTTCATGTCTGAGAGTTCGATACTTTTTATAACAACCCGGTCATCTTCATCTAAAAAGATATCAGTAAGGGCGCATTTAAGCGTAATAGATTCATTGATATTATAGAGTTCTTCCAGTTCCGATAAAATGGATTCCGGAAAATCATCTGACAGGGCAACACCTTGTACATTGATTTCATAATCATCAATATTAATAAGTTCCTTGACAGAACCTTTACGCCCGACCATAGCTGTTTCTATAATTGTTTTTTTCCCTGTGAGGGAAATGACAGCGTTTGGTATTTCGTATTCTTTGCCCTTATGGACAAGGGTAACCGGGAGAAAGTAATATCGCCCCAAAGAATCCCGGCGGCGAAGTAAAGAGCCTGTTTCGGAATGTGTCTTAACCTGCTTGTTTGAACCTGAATATTCATAACCGCCATTATCATTAGCCCGCTTTTTTTCAGGGAACCAAACGCCCGGATAAGGCAGGCCTTTATAACCGATTACATCAAGCAATACATCTTTTATACTAAAATTTTTCATCATGCTTCAAAGACTTCTTTTAATACTTGTATAACTTCCTCCCTTATTGTATTCAAACCTTTATTGTCTGTATTTTGGACATTGATAACAATTTGCTCACAGACTCTATCAACCTGTACAGTTTTCCCCGGTTGGGCCAAGCCCTGCGCTGTCGGAGCATTCATATCGGATGCTGGTGCCGCGACACTTAAAGCAACAGGAATAGTTGCTACCGCTGCAATTTTTCGAACATTCAACATGATATCCTGCAACAGGTTTTGTTTTTCGGTATTATATTCCTGTGTACCGTCATTCACTTTTGTTCCAGCAGCAGGTATGATTTTATTGGTTGTTCCGGCTATTAATGAATTTGTTGGAGACAAACTCACTGTAACAGGGGCTATCTTTTTAGTTATTGCCGTATACTCTGATGTTTCAGAGTAATTTTGAATTTTATCATTCAGGTTCAAAACTTTCTTTGTCTTGCTTCCACTTTTTGTTTTAGCCAATTTTTTCATCAAAGTATCAAAGTCAACAGATATAGGAGTGACTGATTCCGGTATAATTTCAACTGGGTTTAATTTATCATTCTTACCCTGTGACGCCAGCCAAGAATTAGCCCCTTTCTGTTGCCCTTTTTCCCAAGCTGAGTTCCACTGCCCATTATTTATAACGGATGCACCGATACTAATCGGGTTTAATTGTAAAGCACCTTTCCCAATATCTTTAAAGCCTTGTTTAGCCTCTGTTGCCGCTTCTTTAAAGTTCCCTTTAATCAAGCTGACCATTGCCGAGCATATAGATGAAATGCCACCCAGGACTTGCTTAAATGGCGATACAACCGCATCTATTAAAACACGCCCAAACTCTTTTAAAACTTCCCATGTACCAAGTACGATTTTCCTGAATCTTTCAAAGTGGTTATAGCAATATACGATTACGGCAACAACAGCCCCTATCGCTACAACAATCCATGTAAGGGGACAAGCAAGGAAGGCAGCATTTAAAGCCCATGTAGCTCCTGTAAGTAACCATGTAGTCCCGGCTTGAATGCCATCCCAAAGGACTTTTGCTTTTGTAAGCAACCAAAGGGAATTTATGCGGGCATAATTCACTAAGAGGGCAACAGACAAAGCTGTCACGGCGGCAGTGATACCCCATATCAAAGGGTTACCGTTTTGAAGCTGGTCAAACCAATAGGAACACAGGTTATTGATAGTATCGACAACAGTACATAAACCTGAAAGTATAAGACTTGCAGTATCAAGTCCTATATTGATAACCGGCAATATAAGCTCTCCAAGGCTTACACCTATATTTTTGAACTGGTTCCAAACTTCAGTAGCTTTCTGGATACTGTTTTTTGAGTATTTAAGGGCTTTGTCCGTTTCTCCTGATGCTTCTGTAACATCCCGCATTGACTCTTTTAACTTTATGACATCAGAGGTCATAATAGCAAAGGCATTCTTAGCCTCTTTATCTACAAGTCCAAGTTTCTCAAGTAAAGAAGATTTCTGCTCATCGTTTAATGCTCCGAGTACACGTTGTAAATCAGAAAATATATCGACAATGCCACGAATTTTACCTTGTTCATCAAAAACTTTAATCCCTGCTTTTTCCATCTTGCTACGTACATCGACACGTCCAAGCACAGAAAAAGCATTTTCCATCAACACTGCTGCACGCTCTGCAGACTGACCTTTACCTGTCATATAGGCAAAAGTTCCTGCAACTTCTTTATAAGCAATGCCAAGGTTACTTGCACCGGCTATCAAATTGGGCATATAACGGGCAAAGTCGGCAAATTCACCAGCGCCGACCCGCTTTGCCGCAAAGAAGGTATCAAGCACTTCCATGGCGGATGTATTTTCTTTTCCCACAATAGAGAGTGTTTGTGCTAATGCTCCGGAGACTGTATCAAGGTCGGTAAATCCCGCTTTGCTACCCTTTAATGATGCATCCAAAATGGACAAAGAAAGGTCCACATCGTTTAGTTGTGAGTTTATTTTTTCAAAACCGACAGGTGAAACAAGGATGTCTGTTTTATTATCCTTTGCTATCTTTTTCAGATCGTCTTTTAAGGTATCAAGTGATTTACCCTCTAATTGTGCCGTAATGTTTACCTGTGCCATGCTTTCATCTAAGTTCATGGCTGATTTGCCAGAAAAACCTACAGCAGCCCCTATGGCAACAAGCGGGTTACTCATTAAATTGCTTCCCGGCAGTGCGGCAAAGGCTTCTTTTCCCCACTTTTTTAACTTGCCTCCGTTAAGGGATTCCAACTTGTTTATTTCTTTATTGAGGGCTTTTATTTCATGGTTATACGCCCTGATACCTTCAATGTTTTCAGCCGGAATCCATTCCCGTTCGGCTTGTAATGCTGTAATTTTTTCCCGTAAAGCACCGAGCGTCCGCCCTGTTTCGTTGAATGTCTTATTCACGGATGTATTTTTCCGCTCCAATTCAGCAAATTTATCCAACATCCTGTCTGAGGTTATTGTAATATTGCTTATCTTAGCGGAAATCTTATCCTGAAGACTAAAAATATATTCAATTGTATTGCCCATGCTCAGTATAATTTTTACGATATATGCGATTGCTTTTTTTGCCTATTGGGGCGTACAAGCTGTCAAAACAACACCGACTGTTTTACGGTGGGGATTACTGGTTATATCCCTTCCTGTACTGGTTCCTATTGCTATGGTAAAATCTTTACCTGACTATTTGAAGAAAGACGGGAAATGGTATAAATACCGTTATCTTGTTTATTTCACCCTATTTATGATAGTAGTGAACATTATCCTATTTTCCCTGCCTGCATAACGGATAACGCCCATTCTGCCTGCAAAACTTGATGCGCCCACTCTTCATCAGACAAAATGGTTGGGTCCATATGGAGCACAGCCCGGATAAGAGTGTCAGACAAAAACAGCCAGCCACTCTTATCGCAAACCTGTGTCCCGCTTAGAGCTTTTTTAGGGTAGCCTCCTTAATCTCTACCAGTTCTGCCAATTGCGCAGATACGCCAAGGAACAGGGAATCATCCTCTTTAATTACTTCATCGCCCTCAATCCAACAGTTGTTTAACAGCACCTCATTGTATTTTATTATGTCTGACTTGCCAATAACGACAGCCGCTCCAAGGGCTTTACGGGAAGGTTTCTTTAAATAAGCAACATGCCCGTCAACTTCAACCTTAAATACATCACCGTATTTCTTTTTCCATTCTTCAATTTTCTGTTCAACTGTCATTTCTTGTTTTGTATTCATATTATTTTTTATTTAAGCGGGTTTATAAAACATTTGATTCAACGTCCAAGGCAATGAAAGGAAGGGCTATTTCCATTTGTAAATCATCAACTTTTAGCCCCTTCGGTATTTCTGTGATAGAGACATTGACAACCTTATCGGTTGTCACAACACCTGTTTCTGGCACATAAGAAACAATCACATCAAAATCAATATCCGTGATATCCTCATACCCTTTTTCCTGTGCAGCCCTGTCAAGGGCAATCATTTCACTTTGTAAAAGAGTAATCGTACCTTCATACTCTTTCTTGCCTTTTTGAATACCGCGAGCCCTTTTGCCTGCTGCAAACAGGGCTTCTTTTTGCCGCTTCACTTTGTATTCAATTCCGCGAAGCCCTATAACTTCACGTCCAAGCAGTGCGACTTTTACGTCCACCCATGCATATTCATTTGTATTAAATACTGTTCTTGCCATTTTTAAGCCGGATTTTTAAGTGATAAACTGATATTGATTTTTCTCAATGTGCCCAAGGGTACAATCTCAAGCGATATATTCGTTTCGCGTGTGGTAAGGATATCCTGCTCTGGGTTTATGTAGGCATTAAAAGAGCTTATCTCACCACTCATTTCGGTATTGACAGAACGGATGATTGCCGCTTCAAATTCTTTACAAATAGGGACAGGGATAGTGCCTTTATCCGGGTCTACTTCTATATTGTCAAGGATATCATCGATATATGTTTTATAGGCAAGGATGGTTGCCTTGTCAATAACCCGGCCATAACTCAAAAAACAATAATCATCCGTCGTTGCTGTTGCCGTAGCATCATCATTCAGGTAATAACCATTTTTAGAAATGAAGGTCCGGTAGAAAATATACCCCGCATCATCCAACAGGTCCCAAAGCGCAAAATGCTCTTCTGGCGTTTTTCCGGAAGTAAGGAATCCTTTTGCCGCAATAGCACCATCGCGGACCCTGCCAATGTTTTGATGTACGGATATTTTTGCAGCACGTCCCAAAACCTGACCAATGGCAGCACTATAGAGTTTGCTTTCTCCAAATATGCCATCGGATGCCATCACAATTGCAACACGGTTATAACTTCCCTCACGGGGTTGGTACAAATCAGTTGTTTCACCATTCCAACCAAGTGCCGGAAGCAGCACGCGGAACGGGGCTACTTGCTTTAAAAATGAATCTGCAACAGATTGTGCGGCTGCAATGGCTGTCACCACATCCGCATCTATACAGCCCTCCAGCGTTGGTACATATTCTGTCGGAGTATTGCGGTTAATACCAACTAAACGAATCCGCCCGGCGGCAGAAGAAATTAGCTTTTTTAATGGCGCATCTTCTTCGGCTGCACAAATTTGTGTCAAAGTAGTTGCTTCACTCACTACAAGCAGGTGAAGTTCCGCTCCATCCCCGGCAGCATTATAGAAAGCTGTCAGTTCCTTATAAAGGAAAGGGTTTGTCTTTTCGTCAATACTGTATTTCTTAAAATCAGCCGTAGAGGAAAGGACATATACTTTATTTAATTCCAGCTTTTCTGTCGCAGTACCAGTCAGGACAAGCCCTGCTATCCCGTCATCGGAAAGCGAGGCAACACCCAAATTGCCATTTCCTATGACTATGTTTACATTTGCTAAACTCATGTTGTTTCTTTTTTAATAGGTTTTTAATTCGCCATCTTTACAAGACCTTTGATGCAAAACCGCCAAATCATAATCATTTTCAAGAAAAACCATATTGTCACTTGTTACATGAAACTTAGAATTTCGCGGATAAGCCTTCCGGTATTGGGCTAAAAAAGCAGGTTCTTGCCCTTCTATACTTGTTTTTTCTTTTTTACCTTTTGCCATATTTCTTTTGCTATTACTATTATTGCCACTGTCAGTCCTCCCAAAACGTAATAAAACAGGTTATTCTTTACCCGTGTCCACCAAGACGGAGGCTTTTCTATCATTTTGTTCAGAGCTTTATTTTCACTTCTTAAATGTTCTATCTCATAATATAGGCTATCAACGAGAAGCATTAAAGAGTCACACTCAGAAGTAATAATTATTACGCTATCCTGCTTTTCTGCTTTCACGGTAGACCGCCCTTTTTGAGCAGTGTAAAGAGCCCCTGTAGGAAGGGCCTCCAGCTCAGACAGGGACAGGCGGAGGTCTGTACGGGAATAAGGAACGGTCAGAATCTCCGTCTTCTTCACAATCTTCTCCCTCACACTGTCCGTCAATACCAGCTTTTCTTTGGTGGTCTTTTTGGGTACGCTGCAACTCTGCATCAACAGGGCAAATACTAAAATAGCGGCATACATTGCGCTTTTCAATGGCACGTAGTACAAAGCCCATTTTTTGGTATAATTCTGCAATGTCATTTGATTGTCTTTCTAATGTGTCCAATAACTGTTTTTGTGAATCCATCCGGCGGTTAATGCGGCTGGCCAGCCATCCGACAACACCGCCAATGACAGGGG